TATCCGCAAGCAACTAAAACTAAAGTTGTTATAATGGATACTACCAACACGAAGGGACGCACATGGGACTGCAAGACGCGATAGAAGAGCGAGTGATCTCAACGTACGGCTGGGCGATGCGGATCGGCATCAACCAGGTTGCGGACAAGTCTGGCGTCACGCTACGCAAGATCAAGTCGATGCTGACTGACCCGCTGCGGATGAAGAACTCGGACTACGACAAGGTCCTGAAGGCGTGTCACACGCTGGATCCGGACTTCAAGGCCCGGGATAACTAAAGTTAGTATAATTGAATCAACCAATCAAAGACGAAGGAGACAACGATGGGAATGGACGTAATGGGGAAGAACCCCACTGATGATGCGGGTGAGTACTTCCGCAACAACGTTTGGTGGTGGCACCCGCTTTGGAACTACTGTTGTGAGGTTCTGCCGGAAGTTTGCAATAAGGTCGAAGAAGGCCACAGCAACTCGGGAGATGGACTTGACGCAGATGACTCGATCCTTCTTGCGGACGCACTCGAACAGGCGATCCGCTCAGGGCACACAAAAGAATACGAGACTTCGTACCGCGCGATGCTCGCTTCTTTAGATCGCGAAACCTGTAGCCTGTGCAATGGCACCGGAATACGCGCAGACGAAGTCGGTATACTTTACGGCTATCACGACAAGAAGCTGACGCCAGAGCAGGCTGCTTTGTACGGACGCGACTTCGGTTGGTGCAATGGCTGTGATGGCCACGGATCAACAGACAACTTCGCAACGAACTATCCGTTTGACGTTTCTAATGTCGACGAGTTCATGATCTTCCTGCGGCACTGCGGCGGATTCCAGATCTTCTGATGAGGACGAGCGCCGTTTCACTTGTGTCGAACGTTGGCAATGGGCTCGTTGAGTTCGACTACTCGTTTCCAGTCGAAGAGACTCAACTAAACACCTTGCTCGCCGGGACATCGTTGCTTCACTTTGAACTTGAAAAAGGCCTGAACGTGTGGTATGAACCGTGCGAGTATCGGATCTGCAAGATGTATGAAACGACCGGTCGAGCTGATCTAAAAGAAGTGAATGCGCTTTGTGCTTCAATCATGCTCGGGTTCGGTTGGGACTGGGGCAAGAACAAGTGGATCCCGGTCAACACCGCGGTGTTCGCGGGTGAGCGGAAGACAGGTGGCAAGTGGAGAGTTTCTAGTTTCTACAGACCACACGATCACTACGGACTTTCAGAAGACCACATCGCGAAGATCACGATGATCAACAACCTTCTCATAGCGGAGCAAAAAGAACGCGGAATCAGCATGAAAGACTACAAGGCTTGGGAAGACTGGAATCCGTACGCGTCGTTTCCAGACCTGGGTCGACTGGTCGAGCAGGGGCTCAACCATCGATTACAAAACTAAAGTTGTTATAATGGATACTATCAACCGGGCGCAAGCCCAGAGAGGAATAAAGAAAGTGGCAATCAAGAACAAGCACATCAAAACACTCGAGAGCGTGTTGTCGCGGATCAGCGTCCTCACGTTCGAAATTGAAGAGAGGAAGACAGAGCTGTCAGAGTTGGCAGAGCACCTTGCTCAGTTTCAATTCTCGCTCGACGTGAGCATTCGCGATCTTGCTCGTGAACACGGCATCAAGGCGAAGCCGGTTCTCTAAAGATCAAAGTCGCAATGAGGAGCAATCCTCAACGCGGGAGTGGGTGGTGCGGGTGCAGCCCAGCACAATAGTGAATGCTACGGCAATCACTTAGCACAGCGGCTGGCCGGCCACCCATCTTCCACGACTGAAGTCAAAGATCTTCTCGATGATCACAAAAAATGATCTTCGCGTGGTAGAATAGATCAACAACAACAAAAGGACAGAACTATGGTCATAGAAGAAAACACAACGTACCTGATGCACAGAATCAAACGTCTTGAGCGGCGCGCGCGATGGAACAAAGCTTCGGTTGCGCTATACGTAGTTGGAGCATTCGCTCTCGCGACAGCAAACATCATCGTCACTGGAACAAACGATGGACTATCAACAAACGACGCGGTATCACTTGCGGTTTGGAATGCATTCATCATCGGAATGATCTTGTTCGCTGGCTACGTGCTCAAGTCAATAGTTCTTGATGACACCGTGAAAGAGCTCGAACACCTCTATGAAAAAGTTCGCTGGTCGCCGACGCCGCTTCTCGGTGTGGTGCGGCCGCCGGACGATGAAGAAGTAGAGGAGTTCTTCAGAAACTGGGAAAAGCAAACCAAAAATGATCGCAAGTAGCAACACGCTACTGAACGAAGCACGTGAGATAATGGTGCGATCACGTGACTGGCTGGCGAATCAACCAGCGGATACAGCACCCGTCAACAACAACCAACAGGAGAGTGAACCAAAGATGGACACTGTAGAAACAAAAGCCGAGTTGACGCCGCAAGCAGCGGCTCAGCTCTATTCAGCAGGGAAAACTGTTTACGAGGTCGCCGTCATGAACGGCATCACGTACTCAAAGGCCCGCAAGCTGATCGTCGCGAGCGGCACGCCGATTCGCAACGCATCCGACCGCCTCAAGGGTCGCACCCGCAAGAAGGGCGATGCCTAATAACGTCGTCTGGTCCGCGGTAGCGGCTGCGGTACTGGCGGCAGCGTCAGTCACTACAGCCGTTATCGCGGCCGGTGGATCCACGGCGGCGATCTGCCTTGGTCTGGCTGGTCTGACCCTGGCTGTCCTTACCCCAAGGGGGTAAAACTAAAGTTGGTATAATGGATACTACCAACCTGAAAGGACAGCAATGGAAACCATGAATCTCATCCCGGCGACCCAGAAGCAGGTAGACTACCTGCGGTCTCTGATCGCCAACAAGCAAGTCACCGAGACCGAGCGCGCCGACTGGTTCGACCGCCTCAACCGCGGGTACTTCGACAAAACCGGCGCAAGCAAACTCATCGACGAGTTGGTCAAGCGCCCGTACAAGCCGTACGAGCCGACCGCGAAGCCGAAGGCGAACCCGGTCATCCAAGAGTTGCTCGCGACGATTCCAAAGTCGCGGTACGCTCTCAAGGTCGCGGACTTCACCATCGCAGGGATCGACCACACGTTCACCGGTGACTTGGTGTTCATCCAAGTCAAAGAGTACATGGGCACTCTCTACATGCGGCAGCTGCTCGGATCGTTCGGCGGATTCACTCGCAAGAAGATGACCACCGAGCAGATCAAGTTGGCCGTCGCTCTTGTCAAAGCAGACCCGTACGCCGCGACCAAGCGATTCGGCGAGCACTACTCCTGCTGCGGATGCTGCGGAGCGGAACTCACCGACGAGCGCAGCCGCGAACTTCAACTCGGACCAGAATGCAGAAAAAAGTTCGGGTTCTAAAGATTCTGCTCGCCGCGAGGGGAGGCAACCCCCTAACCCTTGCGGCGGCAGATCATCAAGCAGATCAACCGACTGCCTGTTATAATGTAGTAGGCCCTGAGGAGGTTGCAAATGCCAGAAAATGAAGTCTACAAAGTCGTCGTGACAGACGCCGAAGGCAACGTCATGACCGGCTACATCCGAGCCGAAGGCCTGCACGTCTATGCTCGCGCAATGCGGGAAGAGTACGGCGCAGAAAATGTGAAGGTCGAACCCGTTCAAGAGAAAGATCTTCCAGAAGGAATTGAATTGCCAGCGTAAGTAAGCAACACCACAACCAAACCAAAGACGAAACGACAAAAGGAGAGAAACACAATGTGGGTATTCAGCCAGTACGGATTCATTAGCGTCGTGCGACACGACACACAAAAAGATTGCTATCTTGTCAGATCTCGAGATCTAAAGTCTCTTGAAATGATTCAGACACTTTCTGAGCTTGCCATCGAGCACTCGCCGGACGCGGATTATCCGTACCGCATGATCGTGCCAGAAGAAGTCTTCAAGGACTTCATGCAAGTAGAGATTGAAGAGATCACGTATCCCAACTTCAAGAACAGGGCGTACGCAACACGCGGCAACGACTACGGCCATCTTCTTACTTCCGTGTGGGGGACGATGCACGACTTAGAGGACGATCAAGCGCGACGCAAGAATGTTGTTGTTGAACGACCAGAGCGAGGTCAGTTGACAGGAGGAAGGTAAATGTACTTCATCCGTCAAGCTATCGCGTCAGCCGTGATCGTTGCGGCTTCATGGTCGGCGTCGCTTTTTGCGAGCGACAGCGCTGACGTTGTTGATCCATCGACTACTACAAGTTCGCTCGAGATCAGTCAACGCTTGCCGTCAACTACCGCCGCGGTCAAGGTAGTGTCAACAACAGCAGCAACAACGCTAGTTCCTGAAGGCAACGTCAGCGCGGCAAACATCGAGCAGCGAAAGCGGTGCCCCGAGTGGGAAGACGCTTTTGAATCTGCTGGCTTGCCTGTCGACGTGTTCTCATTCATCGCGTGGCGCGAATCGCGCTGTCAACCGACCGCGTACAACTCAACGCTGAACAAAGATGGATCTAGAGATTACGGATTGCTGCAGATCAATTCCACTTGGAAGAAAGTCACGTCGCGGATCTGCGGTAGACCTTGGGGGCAACTTGACATCTTGTTCGACGCCGGTTGCAACATCGCCGTCGCAAAGTATCTCTACGACAACGGCGGTCTCGGACACTGGTCCTTGTGAGTAAGTCGAAACTAAAGTACGACTGCCAAGTTTGCGGAGATCTGTTCGCAACGATCACCGATCACATGACTCACTTCGTCAAAGAGCACCCCGAGTACAGCAGAGCCGCCGGGAGACGACTTCGTAGGAAGGTGACGTGCTGGCGGTGCGTCTCGGAGATTCCGGTGGGCGAGGACGGCCGCTACCGTTGCCAGTGCGGATTCGTGATGCCGAGAAAAGACCCTGAGGGTGGTTGGCTGCTAGAAGACGATTCAAGAAACTAAAGTTGTTATAATGGATCATGTACCTGGTCAAAAGGTCAGGACAGAAGGGACACACAATGGCAATGACAGATGAAGCTCTCTCGCTAGAGAGCATGAACAAGGGCGCGTACCGAGGCTACATGGTCTTCGGCAACGTCGTCGAACTCTGGTTCTCCAGCCCGACTGGAGACGAGAGCGACTCGCTCATCTTCAAGATGACTTGCCTCAGCCCGGCTCAGGCGACGGAGATCGCCCTGATGCACAACCGGGTCTGGGGTCGCATCTAAGACACGGATCAAGCGGACAGGCCCGGGCGCAAGCCCGGGCTTGGCCATGCCCGGATCTTGAAACTAAAGTTGTTATAATGGTATTGTAACCTGGTCAAAGGGGTCAGGTACAGAGGGGAACCAACAATGATTACCACGGTAGATAGGAAGGCGGAGGTCCGGGAAGCAATCTCCCGGCTCGTCGTCTGGATGAATGAAGCGCACGCCGCTCACATGGCCAAGCACTTCAAGACATTGGCACCGGAAACCTACGAGGTCGCCGGCGGTCGCAAGTACATCCGCATCGCATCGGTCAGCCAGTACGGTGGCCGCTCGGTTCACTGCTTCGTTGACGCCGCGACAGGCGACGTCTACAAGGCCGGCGGGTGGAAGGCACCAGCGCTCAACGGCGCTCGCTACAACATCCTTGACGCGGGCTCGCTCGAGACGCTCAAGGCGAAGTGGGATCCATACACGTCCTACCTCTACAAGCGCTAAGCGGATCGGCCGGCCAGCCCACTCGGGCTGGCCGGCTGGCCACCGGCGAAATGAAAGTTTGAATCAGCGACGAAAGGAAGATTGATGCTGAGGAAGTTGATCAGAGAGTTGCGGGAAGAGCGAGAGTACATTCGTGCGCTTCCGAAGTTGACGCGAAACGAGTTCAACTCGTGGCCGGATCCACGCGGAGAAGTTCGCGGATCGAAGAGCGAGAAGCCGAAGCCGAAGCAGAAAGCGGTGATGGGAGATGTAGCGCCGAGGAAAGGACCGTACTTCGTGATCGTGCGTCACAGCGATCAAAAAGTTTGGTGTGGTCCGTGGAAGTACGACGGAGAACGCTTCTCAAGTGTGCCAAAGAACTGGTGCTTGTACCGCGAACGCGATGCGGCGCAAAGCGCGATTGATTGGAGCACGTGGGACTTTCGCGTCGACATCGAAGAGTTCGAGTCGCTCTGAAACTAAAGTTGTTATAATGGATCATACAACCTACTGAAAGGACCAGTAATGACCGCATACGACATCTCCCGAATCGCCACCCAAGGCCAACTCGCGTACCTGGCTGACCTTGTGCGCACCCGCCAGTTCACCGCTGAACCCGGCACCTGGCTCGCGGAGTTCTTGGCCGGCCGCTGCCCCAGCAACTTCCTCCAGTGCTCCGCGGCGATTGACCGCCTGCGCAAGGCGCCACGCAAGGCGCCGCGCCGCTAACGCGGGCCCGCCGGGCTGGGGCCCTGATTCCCTGGCCCGGTATAGGTCCGTCTCTGAAACTAAAGTTGTTATAATGGACTCTAGGCATACCAAACCGGGGGAAACCCCACGACGAAGGGACAAATCAAATGAACAAGAAATGGGCACTCTTGAAGGGATCGGACTTCGGTCCGATGAATCGCGGACAGAGCGGCAAGAAGAAGGTGTACGAAGTCACCGTCACCGGAAACACGCTGATCTGCTCGTGGGGAATGGCTGAGAAAGTTCAGCGTCAAACCAGCACACAGACATTCAGCACGTCACAGCGCGCACTCGCCGCGGCGTACGAGAAGGTCAACTCGAAGATCGACCGCGGCTACCAAGTCGCTTACTCGGTCTGAAGAATCCGAATCAGGGCGCTCCCGGGAAACCGGGAGCCCACCCTCAGAGTTCATCGCCGAGGTGATGGATTGTGAGGGCGGAGAACCCGAGCAAAGGAGAAACAAAATGAAGAAGATGATGATCGCGATTGCGGCAGTAGCCGCAGGCATCGCGCTCGCATTGTGGATGGATTCCGGCCGAATGCACTGCGACAACACTTCCGTCATCGTTGCGGAAGGCGACACGCTGTGGAGCATTGCGGAAAAGCATTGCACAGGTCAAGTTCAGAAAGCCGTCGACAACTTGTTCGCGACTTACGGCGCCGACATTCGTCCGCTTCAGGAGATTGATCTCCCGCAAGATTGAGATACAATTGTCATCATGGCAAAAAGCCTGATGGAGAAACTCGCTCAAATGAGCGATGAAGAGAAGCAGGCTGTACTTGCGGGTGTTGACATGGATCAACTCGTGTGGGACTGGAAAGCCTGGGCCCGACCCGAGCAGCAACCACCGCCGGGAGATGACTGGTCAATCTGGCTGTATCTCGCCGGTCGCGGTGCGGGTAAGACACGAAGCGCCGCCGAGTGGATCCGCGAGAAAGCCAAAGACACATCAAAAGGAAAGTTGCGTTTCGCGTTGGTCGCAAGAACTGCGGCTGACGTTCGCGACGTCATTGTTGAAGGAGAATCGGGGATCATCAACGTGTCGCCGCCGAGCGAGCGTCCGCTCTATGAACCATCAAAGCGACGACTCACTTGGCCGAACGGCAACACCGCGACATGCTTCACCGCCGACGAACCGGACGGACTTCGTGGTCCGCAATTCCACTACGCGTGGGCGGACGAAATCGCCGCGTGGCGACAGACACCTGACGCCGCTGGAATGACATCATGGGACAACCTCAGAGTTGGCTGCCGACTCGGGGCATCGCCTCAAATTCTTGCGACAACCACACCGAAACGAGTTCCAGTTCTTTACGGTCTCATCGCGGAGTCTGATCGCACCGGTCGCGTCATCATCAGCCGCGGGTCGACAATGGACAACGCGGGCAATCTTTCAAGCACCTATCTCGAAGCGATTACTGGAGTGTATGAAGGTACTCGCTTGGCCGCTCAAGAACTTTACGGAGAAATGTTGTCTGATGTTGAAGGAGCGTTGTGGGTTCTTGATCTCATCGAGAGATCTCGGCAAAACACAATCCCTCACGCCGCGCCTCTTCGCATCATCGGGGTCGACCCGTCCGTCGCCGAGAATCCGAGAGACGAATGCGGTATCGTCGTCTGCGCGTCGACCGGCGAACGCGACCTGTACAAGCGTCACGCTTGGGTTCTTGAGGACGCATCAATTCTTGGGTCGCCCGACATGTGGGCCAATGCGGTTGTCGCGATGGCGAGAAAGTGGGGATGTCCTGTTGTCGCTGAAGTGAACCAAGGCGGAGCGCTGGTGCGAAACGCGATTCAAACGATTGATCCTACGGTGAAAGTTCTAGAAGTTCACTCGAAGTACGGCAAAGCTCTTCGCGCTGAACCGATCACCCTCGCATACGAACAAAACAGGATTCATCATTTGAACTACCTGTCTGATCTTGAGTCTCAAATGTGTTCATGGGTTCCAGGAGAGGGCAGGTCCCCGGACAGAGTTGACGCACTCGTTCACGCGCTGACCGCTCTTTTGATCAAGCCGCCTGAAGGATTCCTTGGAGGACGGATCACCGCTAAGTCATTTGCGGGTCGCCGCCTGCCGTCATTCCGCGGGGGACAGAACAAAGGTTCACGCGTGTTTGGCCCGCGCTGATACAGTTGAATAGGTGACAGAACGGAGTGAACATGTCTGACGAAACAAAAGATCTGCCTGAAGAAAAAGTGGGCATACCTGCTGAAAAGATTGCCGACCCTGTTGAGAAGGTTGATCAACCTGCGGTGAGTGTAGCCACACCTGATGAGAAGGTTGATCCGCCTAATGAGAAGGTTGATCCGCCTGTTGTGAAAGCGAAGTCGCGCCCGGTACGCAGAGCGGAACACGCGGTGTCAGGTGCTCTCAAAGATAATGTCATCCTCTCAAAGTGCGTGTTCAAGAACCAATGGCAACGAAAGTCACTTACGGTTCATCACGTCCAGCGTCGCCTCGGCGAACTTGGATTCACATCTGGGTTGGATGACAGGGACGGTTGGTATGGAGAACTTACTCAGAGCGCTGTCGCATCATTCCAGAAAAAGATGGGAATTGTTGGCGACGGAATGATGGATGCGGCCACCTTCAAAGCGCTGTTTGACGGGGATGAGAACGTAATAGTCAACGTGTAGTCAACCAGTACTACGCGGTGCTACTTTCGCTTCGATAGCGCACGCCTGTACTATGCGGTACTACTTTCGCTCAAATAGTGCTATTCTCCTCCAATAGTGCTATTCTCCTCCAATAGCGCACCCATTGTGCTACTTTCACTCTCGGAGTGCACGCTAGATCTATGCGGTACTACTCTGGGCTCTACACCGCTACGCACCACTACGCACCGCTACGCACCACTGCGCCTGCACTACTCGCACGCTCGTAGCGCACGCTAGATCCATGCGGTACTACTGGCGCGCGCGTAGTACACGCTAGATCCTATGCGGCACTACTCGCACGCGCGTAGCACTACTTTCGTCAGGTAGTGCACGCCAGATGCTATGCGGTACTCACTCTGCGGCTTCGTCACTACGCGCCACTACCCACGGCCACACGCAACCACGCAACACTACGCAACACTACGCACCACTACACGTCACTACGCAACACTACGCACCACTACCCATCGCTACACGCCACTACGCATCGCTACACGCCACTACACGCCACTACGCACCACTACACAACGCCACGCACCACTACACGCCACTACACGCCACTACACACGACTATTCTCCACTACACGCCACTATTCTCCACTACACATCACTACACGCCACTACGCACGACTACTCACGACTATTCTCCACTACACACCACTTCTGATCTCCACGCACGCTCGACGCACGCACGCACACTCACACGCACACTCACTCACACATCACATACAACTCAACACACACACTCACTCACACGCTCAACACACACTCACTCACTCACACTCACTCACGCACGCAACGCACGCTCACTCACACGCTCACTCACACATCACACACTCACTCTCACTCGAAAAAACTTTCAAAACGCGTGAGAAAAAAAGTTCAAAAAAAGTTTGGAAACACTCCGAGTGCGGCCGCAGATATACGACCTCGTTCTTGCAGGTCAAGTTCAGTTATCATAATGTACTATTCTTTGTCTCTGTACAATACCGTTTTGACCTCCCGAACAATACCGTTCCGGCCTTTTCGCAGATCGCGCGTAGAGCTCCAACGCTAAGGTACAAATGTACTCAAATGTTCAGGCGTCCCTATGAGTGCATGATACTATGAAGACACATGCAAAGAGACAGGCGTCCAGCAAGGAGAGCAAAGCTTCCAAGAGGTGAGGTTCTTTTGTTGCGTAGCCTGTCGCGTGCCGATGTTCGCGCCCGCGCCCGAGATCTGTACCGTGTGGGCTGGTCGCTATCGAGCATCGCCGAGGCGTTTGATCCGCCCAAGGCCCGCACCTCTGTCCGCTCTTGGCTCACCACATCTCACCCCTCTCTTGAACATCCTCTTCCGTCTCCCGCCTCTTCCGCTTCCGATTCTTCGTCTTCATCTTCAACAATAGATACGGCTGAAAGTTTGACCTCGACCTCACAGCCTCCAGCTCCCGCCCGCGTTCCGCGCGACTACCGACAGGTCGACTCGGCGGCGTCCGTCATCTCATCGAGCGAAAGATCTCGCGTCGCCGAGCTCGCGCCGCTGGCCCGCCGCTACCGCGCAGGAACTCCGCGGCTTGGCCCGCTCGGCGTCGCGAACGACGAGCTCACCGCGCTTGCTCGAGAGCTCTACGACCGAGGAGCTCCTGTAAGAGAGCTCGCCGAGGCGGCAGGAGTGACGTACCGCGCGATGGCCCGGAGACTTGGCCGATGAGCGCGAGCACTCCGAGGCAGGCTCGAGTTCTTCTTGACATGTTTCCCGCGGTTGTGACGGTCACGGCGGAAGGCGCCGAGCCGCGAACCATCTCAAGAACTAGGGTCGTTGTCACCGAGGACGCCGTCTTCGTCGCCGCAGACGCGCCCGCCGGCCCGATGCTGATCTTTCGAGAGAGGCACGCGACGGTCACGGTCGGAGCAAGAAAAGAAAAAGATCCTTCAAGTGTCACGACGGCGTCTGGTAAAGTTCTTGCCATCTCGAAGGACGACAACTGCGGCTGCGGTTCTCGGCTGCGGTCTTGGAGTCCCTACAACACCGTCTATTCGAGCAACGACCCGGTGGAGTAGATGACAGCATCAGATCTTCTTATCTTCGTGATGATCAGCCTGGCCACGGCTCGGCTGACCCGCTTGATCACAACCGACCAGATCCTGTCGCCCCTCCGCGACAGGGTCTGGAAGAAACATCCGCCGGAGTCGTCGAAGATCGGCTACTTGCTTACCTGCGACTGGTGCACCAGCATATGGGTGTCATCAGCACTTGTTCTTATGAGTATTATTAGTACAACACTTGTTGTCGCTGTCGCGTCGATTCTTGCCGCGTCATTGATCGCAAGTGTCATAACCGCACGACTTTGATCTTTTGCAAAGATTGCAGATGATCATAAGACCGTTCCGTTATAACCAGACAGACAACGACTAAGGAGCACATGTGGGTGTCTTTCGCCGCGAAGAGTCAATCAAGCCGCGGTCAAACGCTCTAGAGCTGACCTCGTACGGCCAGCAAGCCAGATCAGCTGCATTCAACACGCCTCGTCCGCTGACCGCCGCGGCAACGCAGCTCAGGATCGGAGACCGCGGAGAAGCAGATCGCTTCAAAAGCCGCCGCACTGCTGGCTCAAGCGCTTGGCAGTCAGAAGCCTGGGAATACTACGACGCCATCGGCGAGATCAAGTATGCTTTCAATCTAGTCGCGTCTGTCGTCTCACGAATTCGTCTTTACGCCGCTGTTGTTCACAACCCGGCCGAGTCTCCAATTCCAGTAAGATCGTCTGACAGAGTTGACCAGCGTCTTGGCGCCGCCGCAGAACGCGCTCTTGCGCGGCTTGACTCGGCGTACGGCGGTCAAGCGGGACTTCTCAAGGACGCTGCACTGAACTTGGCAGTCTCTGGCGAATGCTATCTCGTCCAGATGCCAGCGCGAATTGGACACAACATCCCAGAGTCGTGGGACATTCGCTCAGTTGACGAGCTCATGATGGACAGCAAGGGCAACTACACTGTCGCGTCACGTCGCGAGCTTGCTACAGCTGGAAATGCTAGTCGTTCTGGTGGCTCAAACAACGGACTGGTAAAGCTCGGCGGATCGGCGTTTGTCGGTCGCATCTGGAGATCGCATCCTCGCTACAGCGACGAAGCAGACTCGTCGTTGCGCGGTCTGCTTGACATGTGCGCCGAGTTGTTACTTCTCAATCGCACGTTCCGTGCGACGGCGCGTTCTCGTTTGAACGCTGGTGCTCTCTATCTACCAGACGGTTTGAGCGTAGCAGCTAATCCAGACCCGGACTATCCATTCGACTCAACGGACATGGACCCTGCTCAGACTCCAGAGGAGTCGGCAGACGAATTCGAAGATCAGCTTATAGACGCGATGACAACGCCGATCAAGGACGAAGACAGCGCGTCTGCTGTCGTGCCTTTGATTATTCGCGGTCCTGCTGAGCTCGGCGACAAGATCAAGCAGTTCAAGTTCGAGCGGTCGTTTGACCCGGCGCTCGCGCAACGCGCCGACCGCGTGCTCGAGCGAATCTTGCAAGGCCTTGATGTCCCGAAGGACGTCGTCACCGGCCTCGCGAACGTCAAGTACTCAAACGCGCTTCAAATCGACGAGTCGCTATACAAGGCGCACATCGAGCCGTTGATGCTGCTCATCGCCGACGCGTTGACCGTCGTGTATTTCCGTCCGTACTTGATCGCTAACGGCTTTAACGAAACAGATGTTCATAACCTCTGCATTTGGTACGACCCGAGCCAGGTAGCCACACGCAACGACCGCGCGCAAGATGCAGACGCAGGCTACGATCGCATGGCTATTTCCGCTAGCACATGGCGCAGAACGCACGGTTTTAGCGACTCAGACGCACCGAATTCTACAGAGATGGCGCTGCGCATGTTGTTTGAAAAGGGTGCGATCACGCCAGAACTCACAGAAGCTTTGCTTGGCGCAGTTGCGCCTGACGTGATGCAGGCGATGCGCGCAGCCTCTCAAGCTGCCAATCCAGCGCCGATTCCAACAGAAGTTCAACAAATTCTTGAAGGCGGCGACTCGCCTGCTGCAGAAGCTGCTCCTACTCCGACACCGTTGGCAGAAGACCAGACGCCGCCGTCTCCACCAAGCTTACTTGAAGACACTAAGAGTAGTTGATCGATGCCGACACTCGAACTTTCAATACCTAACGCGAATTGGCGCGCTGTAAAGGCGCGTGCGCAGCGTCGCGATCGCAGAGGGCGCTTCGCCGAGATGGGAGGCTTGTTTTCGTTTGACTTCAACCTACCTGACGGACGCACGAAAAAAGTTACAGGAACAGTCGTTAGGTTTTCTGGAACTCAAGACGTCGATGTCGAGATAAAGGGCGACCCAGACATTCCGGACGGGATATACACGACCCCGTCAAAGAGCGGCGAAAACGTCAAGGCGGTCATCGACCTCGACAAGCCGTCAGCACCAGAGCCGGCGCCAGCGCCAAAGGCAAGTGACGACGACAACTGGTGGGAACT